GCTCGTCCACCGTGAACACGATGAACCAGGCGTAGCTACCGACCGTGCTGCTGGTGATTTGCGTGATGGCGAAGCCCTCGCCGGGACGAAGCCGCGTCTCCTGAATCTCCATCCCCTCCGGCTGCAAATTGGTCATCGCCTGAAACATATTCTTGGTCAGGGCTGCCGTTGCCGGATCTTCCTCGGTGGTGATGATGAAAGGATACAGCAGGGTCGGAGCCGTGACAGTCGATCCAGTGCGAACCGTGACCTCTGCCGGCAGCGCCGCGTTGTTGCTGTCGGCGGATGTGGGCGTTACAAGGGTGCCAGCAGAATGGCCGGTGATGCGCCGGGCATCCATCCGAAGAGCCGCACCTGTAACAGCGGCAGTCTGCAGGTTGATGCAGAAAACCTTGCGCAACGCAACAACGCGCCCCGAGCCTGCGGCGTTCACGACGCTGATATGCGTTTTGCCGTTGGCAAAGGCGCTGGCATCGGCCACCGCGTAGTACGTGGGCAAGGCCGCTTGAAAGATCGCCTGTTCGTGAACTGTGTCCGCGCCGATCAGACGGTCGCGCGTGCGCATCTTGTTGCCGGTGCTATTCGGCGGGACTTGGGTGAATGATTCAGCCATGGCTCAGTCCTCCAGAAAAAGAACGGTTCCAGCCGGGAAGATGGGCGTTGTCAGGGCAGACACGATGATGGCTTGCGTGAGCGCCCCGCTGTAGAGAATCTGCCCGGTTGCCACCACACTCACGCTGCCATGCGTCCAAGTCTGCGTGCCAACAAAACCCGCCTCAATCTCGGGGAATGTCACCTGGGCGGCGTTTTTTGCCGCGCTGCCATCGGCATTCGGTGTGCCGTCCGGGTCGCAAATAACCCAGCCGGTGCCGTCGCGCGTCACTGTCTGCGCTACGTAGGCGGTTGACGTGGGCGCGCTGGTGGTGGCGGTGCCCGCCTCGCCAGGGTCGGCGGTGTGGAAGTTGAGCTGCAACAGCGCGCCATAGGCGGGCATGGCTACCGCGTTGAAGATGAACTTCACAAAGTCGTTTTCGGTGGGGTTGGATTTGCTCATGGGTTAGCTTTCAAAGGTGGTCACGGTCTGGGTTATTTCGTCGTTGGCGTCGCGCTCGACCACCTGGGTGGCCTTTTTGGCGAAGGCGTTGTTCACCACCACAGCAGCGGGCTGCACCTGGTTGGTGACGTTGACCACCGGGGCCTCGCTGCGCTGCTGAGGCATGACAGCCTCCACGGTCACATGGGTCTCGGGCACGTTGATTTCGTTGCGCACCGCCACCGGGCTGGGGGCAATGTGGTTGTGGGTGTCGCCCTGGTTGACGGTGACGGGCGGTGCATTCACGGTGATGCTGCGCGGATCGCTGGCCAGGGCGCCGATGCGATCGCTCATGTGCGCGAGTGCCTGCAAAACCTGGGCATCGGGCTGGCGCGATGGTGGGCCTTTGCCGCCTTCGTCGTCGTCGTTGTTGTTGTCGTCGGGCTGGTTGGTGGGCGGGGGCGCGGCTGCAGCGGCGCCGGGCTGGGGGGTGAGGGTGCCGTCTGCGCGCTGGGCGCGCAGTTCCTTTACGCGCTGGCGGTGCTTGGTCTTCCACGAAACGCCGTCGTGCAGGATGCTCTCGGCCTCCAGCGTGCTGATCTCCAGCGCCACGCGGTCGGCGGCTGCGCCCACTTCTTTCTGTGGGTCGATACTGCCGGGGCCGTCGCCGGTCCACACGCCGGCGCACCAGGCGGCACGCAGCATGGGGTTGGCAAAGAAGCCGGGCGCGCCGATGCGGCCTTCGGCCACTTCGTCTGCCAGCCACAGCTCGTAGACCGGCTGGCAAAGGTTGGTCACCAGGCGATCGCGCCGGCGGCGCCAGACGCGCCAGGCCATGAGCAGCGCGCCGCGCGCGGCGGTGTAGCTGCTCTGAAAATGCATGATCAGCACCTCGAACGGCATTTCGATGGCCATACCGATCTGGCGCACGATGGCGGTCCAGAACGGATCGAACTGCGGGTTCGGCCGGCCGGGTGTTGTGGTCACCACGTCTTCACCGGGCAGCAGGTTGATGGCCTTGCCGCTTTCCATGGCGCCAGACCATTGGCTGGCCTGGTTGACGATGGCGCCCTGGGCGGTTTCGTCGAACACGTCTTGGAATGCATCGGGGTCCATCTTGATGAACACGCTGAAGATGCTGCTGGTGACCGCGGCATTGAGCTCGGCCTCGCTCCAGCGGGTGAGCTGCTTGAGCGGCTCCAGGATGGGCGCGATCCACGGCACACCGCGCACCTGGCCTGGGCGCAACGGCGTGAAGCAATGCAACACATTGCGCCGGCCGGTGGAGGCGCCGCGAAACTCCACCCGGTCCCAGCTGGTGGGCCCGGCATCGTTGGGGTGTTTGCGGGCCACATGGGCGGCGATGGCTTCGCCGGTGGACTCGGAAAGCTCGATGCCGTCCATCATGGTGGAGGTGTTGCCCCGGCGCTCGGGGTTGCACACGCGATCGGCCTCGATAAGCTGCAGGGCGAGCCGGGCGCTGAGTTGCTCGCGCTGCACGCGCGGGGTGATCACGAACAGGTCACCGCTTTCCAGCTCTGAGCGAAAGGCGATTTCTTGCAGGCCGTAGAAGTTGAGCTGGCGCTCCAAATGGCAGTCGACCGAATCGCACCAGGCGGAGAAGCGGCGGTCTGCATCGGTCTGCCAGACATCTGCCTCTTCTTCGGTGAGGCCGAGGTATTCGTGGTCGATGGCGGCGCTGTGGCTCAGGCCCGTGCCCACCACGTTGCTCACGGTCTGGTTCAGCGCACCCACGGCCACCGGGGCGTTTCGCATCTGGTCGCGGCTGCGCGCGCGCAGCATGGGCAGATCGGACAGGATGTCGCTGTTGGCAGACGATGCGGTGGGCAGCCAGCGCGAAAGCTGGGCGCGATCGATGCGCGCGCCGGTGTAGCTGCCGCTCACCGCAAGCTGGGTGCGCGCGAGCAGGCGCTGCGCGGCGAGCTGGGGCGCCACGTAGGCAATGGCTTTGTCGAGCAGGTTCTGCCCACCCAGTGCGCTCATGGCCGCGCGATCGGCTGGCGTGCGCGCCACGGTTAGAAGCCCACCACGATGGTGCGCGAGCGGGTGCGCCCGCCGGCCCTGAGCGTGAGCTGTGTCAGCTTGTCCGACCAGTAGTCGATCTTGGCTGTGATCTCGGCGGCGTTGGTGCGCGTGAGGCTGCGCCCGGCGATGCTGTAGCTCTGGCTTTGCGCGACGGCGGCGTCTGCGGCGAGCCACAGATCGAGCTGGGCCTGGGCTTGGGCTTGTGTGATTCCGGGCATGGGTGTGGAGGCTCCTGGGTGTGAGGGAGTCTAAAAACCGGAGCGCCGGGAAAATAGGCCAAATTGAGACAACATCACCGGCTGCCCCCAAGCTTCACGTAGCGGTACAGGGTGGCGCGGCCAATGCCGTGACGGGTGGTAAGGGCGGCGTCGGACTGGTCGGAGTTCATGGCTTCGGTGGCGATGGCCTGGCGCTGCTCGTCCGTGCGGTGCTTCTTGCGCTTTGGCACGCGGGCGCGCAGGCCGCCAAGATCGGCGCGAGCAGACGCTTCGACCAGCTGGGCCTGCGCGTCGGTGAGGTCGGGCAGCAGCAGGCGCACGCGCTGGATCACGGCCAGCAATATGTCTGGCTCGGGATCGAGACCGCGCTGGTCTTGCGTGGCAGGCCTCACCGGCCAAACCTCCCCATGCTGCCAAGCGAGATGCGCCCGCCGGTGACGCTGGGCGCAACGGGTGCGGCTGAGCGAGGCGCTGGCGCGGGAGCGGCTTCGGGCGCCAGCTCGGCTGCGGCTGAGGCGGCGATATCTTCTGACTCTTCGGCGGGTTCCGTGGAGTCGGGTGAATCGGGTGACTCGAGTTCATTGGGCGCATCCGGGTAGGCGTCCACCGAGCGCGGTTCTTCGGGTTGGGCAAACAAGTCGGCAGTGTCGGGCACCAGGCGCCCGCGCAGCAGCTGCCAGCCGTGTTCGGTTTTTTTGTGCAGGCCGAGCAGGTGGGCGGCGGCCAGGTTGTAGTTCATCAGGTCGAGCGGTTCGTTGGCCTCGCCCTTTTTCTGTTCCCACCAGCTCACCTTGCGCCCGCGCTTGTAGCCAGTGGTGCGGTATTCGGCGGTGAGGCCTTTGAAGTAGCTCTCTGGCAGGTCTTGCGTGAAGTGCACCGCGCCCGGGCCGGTGGTCTTGCCCCAGCGCGCCTGCAGGTAGTCTTTTGCGGTGTCGGTGCCCACAAACCACAGCTGGCCGCCGCGCTTTTCGGTGCGCCCGCGCAGGCTCACGTCGACCAGCGTGGGCTTGCCGCTCAGAATGGGGCGGTTGGGGCGGCTTGCGCCTTTGATGGCAAAGATGTTGCGGCGCTTGCGCGGGGTGGTGAAGGCGTACACCTCTTGGGTGGCGGTACCTCCAGAGTCAACAAACGCGGCGCTGATGCTGAGCATGGCGCCGCTGCTGTGGCGGTACCGGCCCTTGAGCAGTTCGTCGGCCTTGTTCCAGGTGGCGAGCTCGGCCGGGTCGCCGTGGATCACCTGGTAGTCGACCACCCAGCTTTCCATGCCCTCACCCCAGGCCACCACCTTGAGCTCGAGCCGGTGCGCCTGGGTGTCGATCGCGGCGGTGAGCACCAGGCCGCCGGCGGGCACGGTGCCCAGGCGGTAGGGCTCGGCGCGGCCCATGAGCGCGTCGTACCGGGTGGTCTCCTTGCTGCGCGCCCAGCAGCGCGCCAGGCGCGTGTTGTAAAACACGATCATGGCCTCTTCGCTGCCCTCTTCGAGCAGCGTTTTGGCCTTGTGGTATTGCTTGAGCAGCGACACCCAGGGCAGCCAGCCGTAGGGGAGGAACATGCCGCTGATCTCGAAGCTCTCGGTTTCGCCGTCGCCGGCCACGCCATCGCTCCACAGGCCGCGCGCAAACATGCGGGTTTTGTCGCCCTCGCCGTGCAGTCCGCCGCAGTGCGAGCAGGGGTAGAAGGCTTCGCGGCCGTCTTCGCTCACGATCAGGCGCGGCTCGCCGGTGTCGGTGAAGAAGTCGAGCGGCTGCGCTTCACCGCAGTGGATGCATTCCACCAGCGCTTCGCGCCGGGTGCCGCGCTTGAACAGGTTGTCGATCGGGCTCTCGCCTTCGATGGTGGGCGAGCTGGGGTAGTAGGTTTTGCGGTCGCGCTGGTGGCTGGTCTGGCGGGTTTCGACCAGCTCGTCGGGTGAGCCCTCGCCGCCCACGTTGTCCTGGCTGCGGTCGACTTCGTCGTACACCACGTAGGTGACCGACAGCTCGGAGAGGTTGGCGGCGGCGCCGGCGGTGGCGATGTAGAGCGCGCCGCCTGGGTAGGCCTTGATGTCGTTGTTGTTGGTCGACACGCGCGAGGCTGGCCGCGCGAACCGCTCACGCAGCACCTGCACCGCGGCCACCATCTTGTCGATGCGGGCGGCCGCGCGCTTGTGCAGCTTGCCGGTGGGCACCACCCAGAGGAAGTTCTTCGGGCGCTGGTGCACCGTTTCGCCCAGGAAGTTGAGCGCCACCTGGGTCTTCAGCATCTGCGACGCGCCCTTGACCACCACGCGCTTGCACGGATGGTCGGCGCTCAGGGCTTCCATCACCATGCGGGCATGTGGCGTGCGGCTGGTTTTGTAGGGGCCCGGCTCGCTGGCGCCGGTTTCCTTGGGAACGATCATGTGCAGGTCGGCCCACACGTCGACCGGCAGGTTGGAATCGGGCTCGATGCCGCGCGCGAAGGCGTCAAGCGTGAGGTAGTAGCCGTCGTGCAGGTCGCTCATGGGGCGTCCACCTTCACGCTGAGCTTTTCGCGCAGACCCTTGGCCAGCATCTCCTGGATGGTGCGGTTGTGCCTGCGCAAGACCTGCGCGCAGGCGTCGGCATTCTGGATCTCGGCCAGCTCGGCGGCCAGGGTGTTGACCGACGAGTCGAGCGCGTCGCGCACCTCGCGCGCAATGTCGAAACCGCCGCGCTTGATGTCGGTCATGTCGCGCACATCGCCGCGCAGCCGTGCGAATTCCAGCTCACGCAAGCCAGCGTTGGCCAGCTCGGTGCGGGCGCGTGCGGCGGTGTAGCTGTCGGCCGCTGCTGCAGGTGGGTCGGCCTCTTTCTTGCCAGCACCAGGTGCAGCGCTGAGCAGGTCACCGCCCGACTCAGGCGCGCGCCCAGTATCACCAGCCGACACCCGGGCCCGCGTGTTGCGCGCCCACTGGATGTCGGCCACCTCGGGGTCGATCAGCTTGCGCCCGGTGGGCGAAGGCTGAAACGAGATCCGCCGCTCGGCGATCGCCTTGCGCACCGCCTTCTCATCGCAGCCGCGATGCCGCGCGTAAGCGGACACGCTGAGAAGCGTCACAGCCATCGGACAAACCCCCCGCTTTCGGACCCGTTAACGGACTTTTCCCCACAC